ACTTGACTGGTATCCTAACTGTTCCGTCAGTATAATCATCTCGTCTTCGTCTTCCAAGTTGCATCCCTGCAAACTGTTGTATTGCATTTTTATATCTATTTTCATAGTATGTCAACATATCAGTCGGGCCTTTTAAAAATCCGTAAGCTTCGACTAAACATGCATATAATAGGCCTTGTGGGAAATATGTACTTAAATAAGTATTGTTGTTAAAACCAGTGCCGGATCCAAGTCCATTTGGCATTTTGTTGTAGTATATTCTAAATTTGTAATTAGCGTCAGGTGTAGGAGCTAGATACATTCCTCCTGATGAGGTATCTGTAGTATTATCCGCACCACCAAACATTGCATAATATTTAGGAAAACCTGTTACATCTTGCGCTGTACGATCTCCTTCCGGTCCTGTTAATCTATCTACGTATTCTGATAAATATGTTTGGTCTTTTTTCTCTAACCACGTTCCATTACCTTCTGTGTTAGCAGTAGAATTAAATACTTCAACACCTCTTATAAATAAAGCTCCAGCAGGTGAATTAATTGTATTATCATCAGCAGCTAATGTACCTTCTTGAACAAATCTAGCAGAGTCCATAGGAAGTTCTTGATAGATTCTAAATTCAGCTCCCATTATAAATTCATCAATGATTGCTTGTGTAAAAACACTATCATCTACTTCAGTATAACTTCTTATTGCTGCAGTTAATGTGCTGTAATCGTATTTTTTAACTCCTGACATAATTAACCTCTATCATTAATCGGTCCCACTGTACACTGTAAACCGCCTCCTGTTTCTGTACTACTAGCATTACTAACTAGTTCAAATGTAAAACCTGTTTGAATAGTATTGTATGCAGGATTACCAGCGCTGTCATTATATCCAGCTAGTTCCTGTCTTGTAGAAAGAGTTGCTATTTTATATGCCCCAAATACTTTAGCTCCAGTTGCATGTGAGCTTGCAGTTGTGTTTACAGGACTAACACCTCTGTATGGAGCACTTGTTCCTCTTGTGCATCCTGTTAAATCATTTGTAGATCTTCCTGTGTATTCAACAACTTCGTTAATATATAACCCTGTAGTAGAATCAACTTTTTCTATTACAATAAAACCTGATGTTGGAAATGCTGAACCATCTGCTAAAGTAATTGTTGTAGCAGAATCTGTTAACGCACCATTTAAAGTTGTAGATAATTGTAAAGTAGTTATAGCGACACCGCCTACTGGAGATTTAATATCTCTTAATCTAACAAAATCATTTACTTGCATAGCACCATTTTGAAAAGCTATAGATACTGTTGCATCAGCAGCTGCAGTTGTAATAGGATTGTCTATTAAAAAATCTTCTGTTGGAAATTCTGTTCTAGCAGTTCTTGCATGTTGTAAAGCTTGTGGATCTGCACTTGTTGCTTTAGGATCTAATTGTGGTTGTTTGGGCTCGTACTCGGAAACATGGACCAGGGCACCATTCCATTCTCTAACCATTTCATTGTATGGAAATGCCATACCAGATCTATCAGATATTGCTAAAGCATATTTACCTTGTGAAAAAGTAGTCATTAACCAATACCAGGGTAATATATTTTAGGAGATATATATGTAGAGTTAGAAGAACCATCTTCATCTTCTGCTCTTAACAATTCATCTTCGTATAATAATTTTAATTCTTGTACTCTTTGTGGTGCATATTTAATAGCTAAATAATATGCTAAACCAGAAATCATACATGGAACAAATCTATAGGGTACATCAGTTGCGTTTGTATAAGCACCTACATCATCAATTCTTTTTGTATAATAAAAATTAATATAGTTTCCATCTTGAGCTGCACCTGGAGTTAAATATAAAGTCATTGTAACTTTATCTATAAATCTTTGGACCCAATACTGTGTAGGTAAACCTGTTGAAGTTTTATTTGAAAAGCCTTGATATTGTGATCTACTAATTTTTGTCATTGGTGTATCAACTGAAGTAGATTTAACTCTGTAGTCTGCTTCTTGAATATCTGTCATACCAATTGGAAATTGTAAAACAGCGTCGCTTGTACTATGTGTAGCAGCAGTGCTTCCATTAACACCTCTTACACATCCAGTTAGATTTAATGAAGAAATACCTGTGTAAGTAATTTGTTCAGTTCCAATAATAATTATTCCGCCAGTTGTTGGCAGACCTGTAACTGAAGCAACTCCAATTGTAGTAACGCTTGTATTTATTCCTGCAGATAATGTAGTTGAAATACCAGAAGAAGTGCCATCAGAAGGTGAACGATAAAAAGTGTATACCGCTTGTCCATCTACTAATGTAACGTTTTGATTTTTTACTTCCCAAAACTGAAGTCCTCTATTTCCCCATTCAGAAAATAAAATATTTAAAGATCGTTTAGCAGTTTTTAATTGATAGCCAGAAGTTCCTTGAATACCGATACGTTCGTACGCATCTTCAATAATTTCATCAATGCCTAGGTTCTTATCAAAAACATAAGAGCCTGAAGTAGTGTTGGCCATTTAAGCTCCTTACCCGTCGTAGAATACTGTTAAACCTGTAATGTCAGCTTGATCAGCTACTAAGTATGCTCCATTAGGAAATAATACTCCATCATCTGGAATATATGGATCTAAGTCTCCTGCACTTGCAGATAAAGTAAGTAATGCTGTTCCACTTGCAGAACTATCTTTAAAAGCTAAATTTCCTGCACCAGCTAAAACACCATGCATTCCTCTTATTCTAGTTCTTCCACCAAAAATAATTGATACCAATCCACTAGAACCACCTAGAACACCTGCAGAAGTATTGGTTCCAACAGCTCCGCTAGCAGCAATTTGTGTAATAGTATTATAGTATTTTGTACTAAATACTGTGTTTGCATTTGGACCAGTTAGTTCTTCGGTTTGTGCGACTCCTTTAGAATCTGTTCCAGTAAGTGTAAAAGTAACTGCACTGATGTTTCCACCAGAAGTTAAACTTACTTTTTGAGATGAACCAGTCCCACCAAAAGTTGCAGCACCAGCAGCAAGAGTCATATTACCTGCTCCACCTAAAGTTTGAAGAGCAGCCACAGCTGTTGTTGATGTAGCCGTTACATCAGTTGCAAATTGCGCTTTAACTTGTGATACGTTTGCCATAATTTTTTTCTCCTATTAAATTATACTAAGGCCCCGAAGGGCCCTAGTTAATTATTTATTATGATACTCTTTCACCTAGCACTTTTACGTAATCTACCATTAAATTAGTAGTTGTAGTGCTTTTAGTGTTTGTACCAAGTTGTACTCCTAAACCGATGTCATCAGGGACATTTGTCAAAGTAGTTACGTCTTGAACCGGATTACCATTGTAGTAAATTCTAAACGTTCCAGTTGTAACACCTTCTTGACCTGCAGGAATAAATCTAAACCCTAATCTAACACTGTTAGATGGAATTTGACCTACAGTTGCAGTTTGAGTTGCTACAGTTGAGTCAGCAAAAACAATTGCTGATCCACCTGGTGCATCAAGTACATTAGTTGATGTAGCAGTTGCATCTTTAGAAATTACAAACTGAATTGAAGTTGTATCTTCTGCATGATGAAAACCAATACTATCTCTTGGAACAGATGCTGGGTCTGTAGCCCCATCATTAGCTAAACCAGCAAAGATGTTTGCTTCTGATACATCTATACTTGCGAAAGATGTTTCGAAAGCTAGTCCTTTTGTTGATTGATAATTGAATACATTAGCTCCTTCAATCATGTTAACATCGTTAGCACTTGGAGAACCATCGTCTCCTAATACTAACCAACCGTTAGCATACTGTGCAGCTTGTGTAGAAGCTGCAGCTGTTTCAGTTATAGTCCAATCACTAGCATTGTATTTAACGAAATCAGTTTGAAAAGCGAATTCGTTATCATTACCAGTAATAAGAGGTTGTCTTGCTTTTGTAAAAACAGACGAACCTTGCATTTTTCCAGGTACGTTTGTTACTCCGTTTGAAAAGTGTGTTGTCATATAATCAGCGCCTCCTATGCGCCAGTTATCCTACTAAGAAAAAGATAACCAATTTATGTCTTATTAAATATCTTAGTGTGATTTTTATACAACAGTTTTAAGTGAAGCGCAAGAGAGCCTACGGTATTTATGCATTTCAGCAATGTAGCTTTGGATTAAGTAGCTACAGAAACTTGTGGAGCGGCACCTTCAATAGTATTTTGCCTGTGGGCAATAGCTGCTTCTTCCAGCTTGATCTTTGTAATGACTTCTCTAACTTTGTCATCAATTCTGACCATTTCAAGAGTATATCTACCATTAGACAGATGCTCTTGTTCCCACTTCAACTCCAAGGACCTTTTTTGTTTGTAAAGGTCTTGTATCATTACTAACCTCCTCATAGGTTATTCGATAAGGAATATCTCTAAACATTCCCGATGATTCCCAAACTATACTATTTTCTCCTAGTTTGTCAACTATTGCTTGTTCTAGAGAAATGGCGTCATCATTAGATTTTACTTCAAATCTAGAGTGATAATCGTATGCGTATATGTTTACTAGGAATTTTTTCATGGTTTTTTCTTTCTATTTTGTGATTGTGGCGGAACTGTGTCCCGCCACAAAAAATTTAAGTATTATGCTCCTGGAGAACCAAAGATACCTCTAGGGTCAGATACGCCAAATACGTATCTTTCTCTAGCTTTGTATCTAACATTACCAGTATCGAAATCACCTTCCATTTTAGTAGTCAATGGAGTTCTTTCGAAATGTTTCATACCATTTGGCACATCTGTAATAATGTGGAACGCATCTGTGTCTGTTAAGAAATTATTAACAGAGTATCCTT